CACTTCCGAGGACGCTGACGAGGACCTTGACGACTTCATTTGGCGTCCGGGGCACAAGCCCGTTCGGGTGTCGTCCGCGGACGTGATCACGGGTCGTAAGGGACGTCCGGGCGGCGGTGGGAGTGGTGACACCACCGTGATCAACCACTACTACAACGACTCCAAGAGCTTCGCCGCCAACGAGGCCCAAGTCCGCAAGGCGTACTCGGGATACGCATAGGGGAGGTTGAAGTAGGTGCGAGCGACACGTGACGCCATACCGATCTTCCGGAGCGCTTTCGAGGGCCCGGACGACGAGTACAACGAGAACACCCTCGGGCGTCCCGTGGTCTTCGACATCCTCGCCCCTGACCTCGAAACGAGCATCCTCCCCGACGACCTCAAAATGGTCCTCCACGTCAACCCGACCACCATGAGCTTCTCCTACGAGAAGATTGTGGAGCGGATCCAAACCAAGGGCGGCTACGTCGAGCAACATTGGGGCGACGGCACCCGATCGATCTCCTTCAGCATGGTGACCGGGGGTTTCAAGCGCCTCTACTCGGGCCTCTCGAATATCACCGGAGGTGGGTGGGACGCCGGCGGGACGAGGCGGGAGACAATCGCCTACGACAAGTATCTCGACATGCTCGCCCTCTTCAAGTCGAACGGAGCGATCTACGACACGAGCGGCCAGATCGTATTCGTGGGGCTGATCAAGGTCACATTCGACGGGGGGATCTACTTCGGGTGGTTCTCGTCCTTCACCGTGAACGAGGCCGCCGAGAAGCCTTACCAGTTCGACCTCTCGGCCGAGTTCACGGTCTCACATGAGATCCTCCGCATGCGTTCGTACCTCACGCCAGAACCCGCTTTCGAGCAAGCGGCCCAGGACACCTCCCGGTATGAGAGCGGGGTGAACGTGATCCGGGATATGTCCGACGTCGTGACTGTCCTCCCGAGAGAGCCCGAGGTGCCGAAGGAGCCTGAGGAGGAGAAGGCCACCGACCCGACGGAGGTGAAGAAGCCCCCGAAGAAGAAGAAGCCGCGCCGGCGTCGTCCGAAAAATACAAACGCCGAGACTCCGCCACCGCCTGAGCCTGAGACCCCGCAAGAGGAAGCGGCGGCCGAGGCGGCTCCGGTGGTGTGGGTAAAAGGATCGAAGACTCCAGGGTGGGCAAAGCCACCGAGCGCCGCAGAGGCGGTGGCTGCGATCCAACAAGGTTTTGGCGGGACGGACCCCGATGACGTCGACTACGACATTGCCGAGGATGTCAATGACATCATTGCCGAATACGAGACCGAGCACGATCTATAATGGCTAGCAACCCGACCATCACGAAGCCCACGCACCAAGAGGCCGAACCCCTTCGAGTGGATCCCGCCGTCCCACTCGACGCCGAGCGGTTTCGTGGGTTGCAGGTTGGCCCTGAGCTGTCCCTAGAGCTAGAGCCCAACGAGGCCCAACCTCTCGACGGATCAAACTCACTTCTCCGGACGCTCTCGCCGTTCGTCCTTCAGGTGGAGCCTCCGCTCGTGCTCGGATCGGAGCCCGCCGGGATTGACCCTTCTGCCAAGGGCTCGCGGGTCACGGGCTTGTACGGATCGGCTCTCAAGCAGCGCAATGGGTTCAAGTCGGCGAGAGCGGCTCTCGCCATGGAGACCTACGTGCAGGGCAACTACGGTCCCGGCACGGCAGAAGAGGTGATCGCCCGCTCCTCCGCCTCACGAGCAAGTGGTGGTACGCGGTATAGCTCGGGTGACGGTTCGCGGAAGACCGACGGGACGGGCCAAGAGGCCGTGGGCAAGGTCGGCGAGCCGGCGATCGCTGACCTCCGGACGGCGGTGGATATTGCGAGGCAACTCCAAGCGGTGCTCGCGACTCCGCCGCTCGTGCTCCTGATCAACCCGCAGACCCTCTCGGTCTCCCATAGCAAGATCCAAGCGTATCAGGACCGCACCCGGTATGGGTACGTGTTCCAAGCGTGGGGGGAGAGCCAGCCAACCCTCTCGATCGAGGCGAAGTGCGGCGCCTTCATATCGGGTGGTCGCGGGGTCCAATGGGCGTCGAGGCGTGACTCCCGTGCATGGCAGAACCTCCAGGCGGCGTTCCAGTTCTACCGGAACAACGGGTACATCTACGACACCGTCGGGAAGTCGAATGCCCACCTCCTCGTTGGTGCCCTCTCGATCCGCTACGACCAGTGGATCTACTTCGGGAACATGGCGTCGCTCTCTTTCGCCTTCGAGGATTCCGCAATGATGCACGGGGGCATCTCCTTCTCGATGGAGTTCGTCGCCTCCGCGATCGTCGATACGGCGGCGCCGAGCTTCAATGTCTCCCCCATGCGGAAGCCGAACCCCTCTCCTTCCGACTCCCGCTACTCGGGGATCGAGAACCGAGCTTTCAACCGGCCGGGCGAGGCATCGATCAACGTCGTCGAGGGGACATACACGGCGCCCTCGACGGGCACCTCGTCGAGGCTCAAGCCGGAGGACGGGACCAGTTTAGATGATCCTGACTTCACCTCGTCTCGGACACCGCCTCCGACACGAGGCCCGGAAACGTTGCCTCGTGGCACGCAAGGGTTCCAACCGCCCGTGGCCGAAGAGGAGCCGGCGGTAGCGGCGGTCTCTCCGAGGAACGTGCAACCATTCCGGGTACCGGGTGACGAGGACCAACGACCGACATACTCGCGGGGGGTGGCCTAGTGGGACTTGAGAACCGCCCCTACGTCGGTACGTGGCAGCTTGGCCGGCAACAGATCGTCCAACATACGCCGGACGCCCTCGTGTACATCAATGGGGACACCACGGTCCCCGGGTGCCCCAAGTGTGCCGGCCAGATCAACCTCCAGGAGTTCATCACGGAGGTCTCGGTGGACGCGGGTACCGACGCCGGTGCGGCGTCGGCGAGCTTCACCATGTCGATCCCGATCCACCACACGGATAGCTTCGCTCGGGATGCGAAGTTCATTCTTCGGCCGGGGCTCGAAATCCACATCTACCATCGGGGCTACTTCCCGGTGAAGGGGCTCTACAAGAACCTCGCGGAGCCCACAGTCCCCGACGAGCGGATCCTCTCCACGTCGCAAGCCACGGAGCTGGCTCTCCAGGAAGAAGCGGCACTCAAGGCTGAACGAGCGGCTCAGGAGGAGGCCGAAGCCGACGCCGCCATTAAGGCTCTCGGGAAAGGGGACTATACGGGGGCGAAGGAGGCCCTCGAAGAGTCCCAAACGGAAAGGGGCACCGATACGCGGGTCACGCCACCGACCGAGGCGGAGATTGCGGCGGCGGCCGAGAACCTTGACCTCACGCGGGAAACGTCGAGCCGCAACGGCTATATCTACGGGGTGAACGACGACGGGGAAGCCACGGAGCAGAACGCCTATCGCTCCGATCTAGAAGCTCTCGCCGACCAAAGCCTCTCTACTCAGGACATCACCTACGACCGTGATCGTCTCATGGCGATCTCATACGCGGCGGCGCTCGAGGCGGGGGTGCCGCCCGATCAGGTGTGGGGCATCCTTACCGCGGAGTCGGGTGGTTCTCCCGAGGGGGTCGGTACGGGCACTGAGTTCGGCATGGGTCAGATGACCCGATACCGATTCGAGGGGGTCCAAGAGCTTCAAGGCGGGAAATCCCCTCGGAATCAGGTCCACTGGTCGCACTCCGACATGATCGATCCCCAGTACGCGATCTGGACCACGGCCTACGAGCTTTCCCGGATCCAATCGAGCGAGACTCCGAGTGACGGGGACGTAGTCGACTTCTGGACTCGGGACCAGACCCTCACCCCGGCCGAGCGAGACGCCTATCTCGAAGCGATGGAGCGAGGCCGTAATGAGATCGGAGGGGCTTATGCTTCCGGTCGTCTCCAAGCGGCGGAGCAACCCGGCGACAGAGACCCCCCTCTGAGCCCCGAGGGGGCCAAGCTAAACCGGGAGGAGATAGCGGCCGACCAACTCCTTACGGAGCGTCAGAAAGCCGCAGAGCAAGCTCAGGAAGCGGCGGCGGAGGCAGCCGCCAAAGAGAAGGAAGACGCGGCTACTCCGGAGGAAGCAGCGGCGGTGTCGTCGGAGGAGCCCCCGAAAACGATTGCGGAGGAGCTACCCCCTTACATGCAGGCGGACGGGCCGAGCCTCCTGGCCCAGTATGGGCTCGAAGGTTCCGGGGTCGAGGACGTGATTGCCTACCCCTACTACCCGACCTTCCACGGGGTCGTCACGCAAGTGTCCCATGCGTGGTCGGGAGGGGTGAACACGGTCACGGTCCAGTGCGCCTCCATGCTCCACTTCTGGCAATACCATACGATCTCGACGAACGCGGCCGTGTTTGGTGCCCGGCCCCGGAACTCGAAGCTCAAGACCTCAATGGTCGGCCACAACTTCACTGGCATGCACCCCTACCAGATCATCTACACGCTCCATCACGACATGGTCGGGGCGGCCGGTGGTGTAGGGTGGGCGTTGAGCCAGAAGACTAACCAAACGGCTAAGTCGGAGATCGCCGGCGAGTCCCTCTTCTCGCTGAACATCCGCTACTGGAAGCGGCGGTTCGACACCGAGATGATCAAGCTCCGACTCCACGGGGCCACAGGTGAGTTGTTCTCGACCGCCCAAGCCGCTTTCCTCGGCTCTACGTCCTCGGCGAAGCTCACGAAGCTGATCAAGAATCGGTTCACGGACCCCCTCGTCGCCCGCAAGTCGAAGCCCGGCCTGTGGGGCATCATGGAACAAGCCGACACGCTCGGCATGTATAACAACCGGCGCCTTGAGGCTCTCCGGTTCGGCACCTCGCGGCCGACGTCGAAGAACTCGACTCGCTTCGAGCTGAACCTCGTCGAGATGCAAGCCTTCGTGTCGAACGTCTCCAACTGGGGCCAGATCCAGCTCTTCGAATCCACCTACGAGTCGAAGCTCGATATCGCCCAAAAGGTGTGTGAAGTCACGGGATTCGAGTTCTACCAGGACGTCGACGGCGACTTCGTGTTCAAGCCTCCGTTCTACAACATGGATACGGCCGACTCGCGGGTGTATCGGATCGAGGACATCGACATCATCTCGATCAACTTCGAGGAGAAGGAGCCCGAAGTCACGTACATGACCGTCAAGGGGTCGCACGGGAAGAACATGGAGTACGGCGTCGATAACGAGTGGGGCCACAAGGGCCAGTATATCGACTACCGGCTCGTGGCGAAGTTCGGGTGGCGTCCGGCCGAGTACGAGGCGGCCTACTTCAATGACGCGAAGAGCATGTTCTTCTCGGCCGTGAACCGGATGGACATTATGAACGCCGCCGTCAACTCGGCGTCGGTGACAATCCCGATCCGTCCCGAGATGCGGCCCGGCTACCCCGTCTACATTCCCTACCTGGACTGCTACTACTATTGCACTTCTTTCTCGCACTCCTTCTCGGTGGGCGGCCAATGCACGACGTCCCTCCAGCTCATCGCGAAGCGGTCGAAGTTCTACGCGCCGGGGCGTGTGGGTCCGTCCGCCCCGGAGGGCATTGAGGCAATCGATCTCTCCAACACCCTTCTCCCCGAGCGGCCTCTCCAGGTGCTCGATTCACAAGGGCGTCCCCGCTTGGCGGGATTCCCCAACGTCGTCATGGCCCTCGATCCCGACGACATCAACGAGCTGTTCTTCGTGGTCGGCACCGACTTGGAGAAGATCGGCGAGCCGCGGATCCTCCGGAGCCTCCTGAAGCGCGCCCTCGACATGAAGCTCGTGAGCTACGACCCGGTGAAGGGCACCTATCGGATGAAGGTCGAGACCGGGAAGGGGTCCAACCAACAAGAGTCCGAGGCCCAATGGGTCGAGTTCTTCCTCCAGGACCCGGATCTCCCCGAGAACAACCCCTTCGAGCAAGAGAAGGTGAAGAAAAAGAAGGGCAACACCAACGTGTCTGACGGGCCGGTGGACATCCTGGCTGCCGCTCAGAAGTACGAGGAGCGCCAAGAGGCCGCGACGAAGAAGATCAAGAAGGTCCAGAAGCAAATCCGGAAGATCGACCGGAAGATCCTCGCGGCCCAACGGAAGATGCGGGACTTGCTCAACGCCAACCGGGGGGCGAAGCAGTCCGTAAAGGACAAAAACAACAAGAAATATGCGGAGTTGCAGGACCTCATCGAGGGCCGGAAGAAGGAGGGGAAGAAGCCGGCCAAGCAGGGGCTCGAGAGCTTGCGGGCCACCTTGATCGACCAGATCGACAAGATCCAAGCAGAGTACGACGCCAAGCTCGACGACGCGGACAAGTCGGGTGTGGACCACCTCTTCACCTTGATCAAGGCGGTCGGCTCCCAGTTCATTAGCGAAAACTCGGACATCGCGGACCTCGACTCGACCGTCAACCTCCTCGACATGCTCTCGGACAAGAAGGCGACGTTCTCCAACGGGTCACAACCGGGGTCCTACCGTTACTATTCGGCGAGCCACCCCGACCCTGAGATGCAGGGTCAACGGCTCGTCCGCTACGTGCAGCAAGAGGGTGAGGGGAAGGAGGTCGAGAAGCGGAACCCGACCCTTGAGCCCATTTGGCAAGGGCAACAAGTCGAGGGGTTCGTGAAGACCGTCACGACGACCTCTCCCGGTGGGAAGAAGCCGGAGGCTCAACTCGGCTTGGTGACGCCCGAGCGGGG